AAGATGAAGCAAAATATGCTTCTCTAACCGCAGACATCAACAAAAGAAATGAACTAATCGAGCTAGAGCAGCGTGAAGCTAAAGTTGCCGAAGCAATGCAGACATCATCTGTTGACTTTGCTGCTGCAAACGCACTAAATGGCGATGCAGAGATTCTTCGCAAAATGGCTTCTGGTGAGATTCGTAATCACGAGTTTCGTGCAATAACAGGTTCTTCTACTGGAGCACCTGTACCAACATCTTTCTACAATGAGATTGTTCGTGTTGCAAGACTTGTAAACCCATTGCTTGAGTATGCAACTGTAATCAACACTGCTGGTGGCGAGAACTTGCAGATTCCTTCACAGGCAACTTTCTCAACAGCAACAATCGTGGGTCAAGGAGTTTCAATCGGAACTTCAGAGCCTACATTCAATGCGTTTACAACTCTAGGTGCATACAAGTTCTCAGCACTAGCACAGTTGTCTCGTGAACTTATTAATGATGCAGGTGTTGACATCATTGGATTCCTAGCAGAGCAGTTTGGTAACGCTCTAGGTTTCAAGATTGCTGACGAAGTTGTTAACGGAACTGGAACAGTAGAGCCTGTAGGTTTCTTGCCTGTTGCAGGTACTGGTGTTACAGGTTCAACTGGTGTATCTGGTGCGTTTACAGCTGATAATGTCATTGACTTGATTTACAGCCTTGATGGTTCACTTCGCAACCGCCCTTCATTCGCAATGCTTGCAAACAGCACTTCTATTGCAGCTTTGCGTAAGTTGAAGGACACTGCAGGTAACTATGTGTTCCAAGTTGGAGATTCAAAGGATCGTAGAGACCTAGTTCTTGGTGTTCCTGTTATCGAGACTCCTGCTATGCCAAACCCTGGCACTGGTGTTAACTCTCTTGCTGTAGGTGACCTAAAGTCCCTATACATCAGAACTGCTGGCGGGGGACTTACCGTGGACAGGTCGGACGACTTCGCCTTCGGTAACGATTTGGCTACATGGAGAGCAACTTGGAGATTGGACTCTGCGTTAGTTCAGACTGCAAACATCAAGAAGTTTAAGGGTGGCGCAAGCTAATCCTGCTTCATTAGAGAAACCCCCTAAACTCAAAAGGTTTGGGGGGTTTTTCTATTATGCTTTTAGGCATGACTTCTAAAGCGTGTATTTCTTGGTATAGCAATTCTTTGAATCAGCCGACTGGTTATGGTACTCAATCTAAGCAGGTCATTGAACGACTTGTTAGGGATGGCCATAAGGTTGCGATGCTTTCTAACTATGGTGGTGAAGGTGTCAATAGCGTGATTGAGACTGGTGCGGGTTTGATTCCGCATTACAGCAGGGGAATGAATCAGTATTCGACTGATGTTATGCCTTTGCATTATGCGCATTGGAAGGCTGAGAATCCTAAACTGCCTTCTTGGATGCTGACTCTTTACGATGTTTGGGTTTTCGACAATCCTGCGCTTGATGCTATCCCTATTGCTTCTTGGACTCCGATAGATCATCAGCCTGCCCCTGAGAATGTTTTGAAGTGGCTTAGGAAGCCTAATGTTACGCCTATTGCAATGAGTGTTTTTGGTAAGAACATGATTGAGCAGGCAGGTATTGAGTCTGAGTATATTCCGCATGCGATTGATACTAAAGTTTTCAAGCCGACTGCTAATTTGCCTGAAGGTATTTCGGGGCGTGAGTTTGTTGGCGGTGAAAACAATTTTGTTGTTGGAATGAACTTTGCTAACAAGGCAGGGGGGTTTATTCACCGTAAAGCAGTTGCAGAGAACTTTCTTGCTTTCGGTATTTTTGCTTCTAAGCATGATGATGTTGTTTTGTATTTGCATACTGAGCCTTATGGTAAGCAGTCAGGTTTTGTGTTGCCTAACATTCTTGCTGCTTGTGGTGTCCCTGCAGAGAAGGTGAAGTTCGTTGACCCAATTGCTTATCAGTATGGAATATCTCAGGAGACTTTGACAGCAATCTATTCGGCTTGGGATGTTGGCTTGTTCACTAATTATGGTGAAGGTTTTGGTATCCCGCAGGTTGAGTGCCAGGCAGCGGGTGTGCCTATTATCACAAGTAATTTTGCTGCTTCGGCTGAGCTTGCTTCGCCTGATAGTTTCCTAATCAATGGTCAGCCTTTATGGGATGCCGGTCAACATACTTGGTTTAATGTTCCTAATGTGCAGGCTATTGCTGATGCGCTTGAGCAGGCTTACCAGCGCGGGCGTAAAGAGTTCCCTGACACTTTGGCTTTTGCTCAACAATATGATGCAGACAAGGTTTATCAGGAGAAGTGGAAGCCACTTATCAAGAAGTTATCTGAAAAGTGATTTTAATTGTTCCTGTTTTGAACAGGTTTGATTTGTTGAAACGTATGCTGGAAAGCATTGATGTCAATGCGACTGTTTATGTGATCAACAATTCAGGTGAAATACAAGATGATTTTTATTACGATAATGAGTCAATCTATGTTCACTGGTTGGAGTTGCCTAGCAATCTTGGTGTTGCAAGTTCATGGAATCTAGGTATCAAGATGCTGCCTTTTGAGTCTCGCTGGTTCTTTACTTCGGCTGACTGCGAGTTTGCACCTGGCGATTTAGATCTGTTAAAGACTGCTAAACGTGATGCTTTGACTTTGTGCGACAAGTTCCCTTACTATCAGACTTTTGTTGTAGGTGACGAAATAGTCAACACTGTTGGTTTGTTTGATGAGAGTCTTCACCCGATCTACTTTGAAGATAACGATTATGAACGTAGGATTGCTCATTACGGTTTGCGTATTGACCGTCTGCCTTTACAGCTGAAGCATGACAACAGTTCAACAATCAATAGTGATGCCAGGCTAAGTTTGCGTAATGAAGTTACTTTTAGAAATAATCAAAAGTATTTTAATCAGAAAGTTGATGCTAATAGGTTTGATGAAGGTCGCTGGCAGTTGCAGATTAGGCGTGTGAACTCATGGGATTAGTTGTTGTTACAGGTGTTGCAGGTTTTCTTGGTTCGCATGTTGCTGACGCTTATTTGGCTAAGGGTTGGCAGGTTCGTGGGATAGATAATCTGCTTGGTGGGAGTTTAGAGAATGTTCCTGAAGGTGTTGATTTTCATAATCTTGATTTAGATGATTTGGAAGCTATTTCGCCTGTTTTTGTTGGGGCTGATTTGGTTATTCATGCTGCTTGCACTGCTTATGAAGGTTTAAGTGTATTCAGTCCTAGCCTTGTAGTGCGTAACACTGTTCAGATAAGCGTGAACGCTATGACAGCGAGTATTCGGGCTAATATTCCAAAGTTTGTTTACATGTCTTCTATGGCTCGTTACGGGGATAATTTAGGGCAGGTGTTTGATGAGTCTTTGACACCTAAACCGCAAGATCCTTATGGGATTGCTAAGTTGTCAGCTGAGAGACTGTTGTCTAATCTTGCTGAAGTGCATGATGTTGAGTTAATTATTCTTGTTCCGCACAACATTGTTGGGGCTAGACAGAAGTTTGATGATCCGTTTAGGAATGTTGCAAGCATTATGGCTAATCGTATGTTGCAGGGTAAGCAACCTATTATTTATGGTGATGGTTCTCAGCAACGCTGTTTTAGTTTTATTGAAAATGTGATTGCACCTATTATGACTGCTTGTGAATCTGATGAAGCTGTCGGACAAGTCATAAACATCGGGCCAGATGAGTCCCCGATAACTATTTTGAATTTGGCTGAACGCCTTGCAGACATTATTGATTTTGAGTTGCAACCTATTTTTATGCCTGGGAGGCCGCAGGAAGTTCCTGTCGCTTTATGCAGCTCAGATAAGGCACGAAAACTTTTAGGGTATAAAACGACTGTCACGTTAGATCAGGGGTTGCGTGATTTGGTTGACTGGATTAGACCTAGGGTAAAAGATTTTGAGTATCATCTGCCTATTGAGATTGACTCTGATTTGACTCCGAAGACTTGGACTCAAAGGCTTATCTAAGGTTACGCTAAACTAGAGATTGACTTTAGGAGTTTATTTTGGCTGTAACAAATGGGTATTGCACTTTAGCGGATGTGAAGGCAGCGCTTCGCATTACTGATTCTGTTGATGACACTTTGATTGAGCAAAGCATTAACTCGGCTTCTCGCATGATTGACCAATACTGCAACAGATACTTTTATTCAACTGCTGCCGGTGAAGTGCGCTACTATCAGGCAAATGATGGTTTTATGTGTTGGATTGATGATGCTCAAACTATCACTGAGTTAAAGACTTCTTCAACTGATCCGCTTATTTTTGATACAACTTGGGATGTTGGCGATTATCAGCTTCTTCCCCCTAATCAGAGAGCGAATGGATCGTACTCGCCCTACAACGCGATAACCGCAACGGACAACTATTTATTCCCTGTTTGGGCAGATATTGCTTTAGTTAGGGTTACAGGAACTTTCGGCTGGTCAACTGTTCCTGAGCCGATAAAGTTTGCTTGCATTATTCAGGCTTCAAGATTGTTTAAGCGCCTAGAATCTCCGCTGGGTGTTGCCGGTGTTTCTGACATGGGAATTATGCGTGTTGGTTACAGCATTGATGGCGATGTTGCG